GTCGCCGAAAACGAGGCCGCGACCGTCCCGGCCACGACGCCCTTTACGATCGCCGTCGCAAACGCCGCGAGCTTTGCCGACGATCTCGGCGTCTATTACGCCAACGGCAACAATGCGGGCGGCCGCTTCACCCGCGTAACGACACCCGCCGCTGCCGGCCAGTATTCGGTGAACAGCGCGACCGGCATCTACACCTTCGCCGCTGCCGATGCGAACGCCGCGCTCGCGATCAGCTATGTCTACAACGTCAACGCGGCCGGCAAGAAGCTCGTCTTGACCAATCAGTTCATGGGCTACACGCCGACCTTCAAGGCGACCTTCTACACGACAAAGACGACCGGCGGAGCCGCCTCCGGGCTCGCGCTCGTCTTGAACGCCTGCACCGCCTCCAAGCTGTCATTGCCGACCAAAACCGACGATTACGAAATTCAGGAATTCGACTTCAGCGCCTTCGCCGATGCCACCGGCACGATCGGTAGCCTCAGCTCCGCCGAGTGATTCTGCACGATGCACAGTAAAGGCGATGAGGGCTGAAGCGGGGTGATCCTCCCCCGCAACGCGGGGGAGGGGGACCATGCGAAGCATGGTGGAGGGGGCGCGTTCGATTTGCCCCCTCCGGCTCGCTCCGCTCGCCACCTCCCCCGCGAACGGGGGAGGAGCCCGCTTACCCGGGCGACATCCTACAGGGCTCGCGCCTTTGCGTTCCTTCGCGCCCTTTGCGTCACCTTCTCTTTTACGTGAGGCATCAATGACCGACACGATACGGCTCGGCGGCCGCGACTTCACCTTGCGCGCGCCGACCCTCGGGCAGTTGCGTCACCTGCTCGATGCGCTCGATGCGATGGCGGGCGCCTCGGGCGGCGCCCTGATTGACGCCGCGGCGCGTCTTGTCGCCGCCGGGCTCGCCGCCGCGCATCCCGAGCTTACGGCCGACACCGTGCTCGATCTCGAGGCGAGCCTTGCCGAATTGAACGCCGCGGTCGCGGCAATCCTCGACTGCGCCGGGCTCTCGCCGAAGGAGTCGCCGCTGGGGGAAGCCGAGCCCCGGGTCACGCCCGGGGAAATGAGGACGGGGGCGCCAGACATGATGACGCCTGCGCCCAGCTCGGCGCTCTCTATGGCGCACTCGCCACCGGCTGCGGCTACAGCTACCGCGTCATTGACGAGATGACCCTCGCCGAGGCCGGCGAGATCTTTCGCTATTGGGAGGACAACCCGCCGCCGCATCTGTTGTTGCAAGCGGTCGCGCGCCTCCTCGGCTGGCAGCCCCCGGTATCGTCGACCGCAAATTCCTCGGCGCAAGCCGCGCCGGCGGCCGCGCTCGCTGCTGTCGCCGCGATGCCGCCGCCCGGTCTCGCGGTCATGCCGGCGACCCAAATCGCGATGCCGCCGCCGACATTCGATCTCGAAACCCTGCGCGCCCGCAACGACGCCCGCGCCGCCGGCTGTGACGCATTGCCGGCGGCTGGCGCGCCGGCATAATCGCGTCGGGCATAATCCTGTATGTTGACCGAAAGGGGAGGGGACGATGCGCTGGCTGACGATGTGCTTCGTCGTCGCGCTGGCGGTTGCCGCGAGCGCGCGCACATTCGCGCAACAGCCCGGGACTGACGCTGCGCAAGGGCCGGGCTGCCTCGGCCAAAAGGTCGAGGCCTGCGTGCAATCGCTGCGCGCCTCGATGCAGCTCGATGAGGGCCGCCTCGCTTCCGCGTTGTCGCGCCGTCACATGACCGACGTCAACGGCCGGCCGTTCGGCGCCGGCCTCGTCAACATCAGCGGCCGCATCCCCGGCCGCACGCAAACGCAGGTGATGCTCTTGCGCCTCGCCGCGGACGACACGGTGGCGAGCGTCGAAGCAAGCCTTCTCGGCGATCTGATCCCGGCGCGCGCGGCAGAAGCCTATGATCAGAGCGGCGTCTACGACATCGTCGCGCGCATCCTCGGGCGGCGCTGCCCCGGCCTCGAGCGGCTCGCGCTCTACCGCTTTATCGAGAATGCGATGAAGCCGCGCATCAAGATGGAGCGGCGCGATCTGTCGGCCGGCCTTCTCGGGCGTCACCGGCTGACCGCGCGCGCCGCCGATGTCCCGTGGTGCGGCGCGCATTTCACCTACACGACCTTTGTCGAATGGACCGGCGCCAACAACATGGAATCCGGCCGCAACCCCGCCGGCTACTGGTCGATCGAAGTGAAATAACCCCGCTCGATCTGCGTAAAACGGCTTCACCGGAGAGGGCACGGAGAATGCGGGACTAAGCCCCTCTCCCGCATTGCGGGAGAGGGAGGGACCCATCGCGCAGCGATGGGAGGGTGAGGGTGTTTGCGGCAGGACATACCCTCACCCGGCTCACCCTTCGGGCTCGCCACCCTCTCCCGCGATGCGGGAGAGGGGCTGTTCGCGATAGGACGCGATGGCATCTCTCAGCGGGTGAAGCGCCTTCGCGTCCTTCGCGTTAGGCCGTTTTCTTTTTCTCACTGCCTCACTGCCTTTGTGGTGAATTTTCCTCTTGAGGTGACGCGTGGCCGACGACGTGCAGATCAAATTCGGCGCCGATATCGGCGGCGCGCTCAGTGCGCTGGCGTCGCTCAAATCGGCCGTTGCGGGCGCTGTCGCGCCGGTCGTGCAATTAAAGACCGCCTTTGCCGAGGCCGAGGCGGCGATCCAGCATGCCGGCGCGGCCGGGCTCGCAATCTTCAAATCCGAGATGCAGGAGCTCGTCGCTTCGCGCGCCCTCAGCCTGCGCCAGGCGCTCGGCTTCGACATCGACTACACCGCGCGGCAGAGCGAAGAGGAGCGCGCCCGCCTCGAGCAGGTGCTGGCCAACGACGCGGCGGGCCTCGCCGACAAGACCGAGACCTTCCGCCGGCTCATCGATCTCTCCAACCGCTATTCGGTCGAGGTCGCGCGCGACCAGGCGCGCCTGGCCGAAGCGGCGCGGCACGAGGCCGACCGCCTCGCACTGCCCTACCGGCAGGCCTTTGACGAGATCGGCGCCGGCTGGCGCAACGCGGTCAAGGGACTCATCGAGGGCACGCAGAGCTTCGGTTCGGCGGCGACCGAAATCCTGCGCTCGGTCGAGCGCGGCATCGTCGACATGGTCGGTGCGACCGTCTCGAAATTCGGCGCGGGCCCGCTCGCGGGGCTTCTCGGCCAGCCCGCGCCGGGAATCGGCGAGGGCGTCGGCGACGTCCTCGGCAACACCCTGTCGCGCTCGATCTTCGGTGCGCCCGGCCAGAGCGGCGGCGGTCTCTTCGGGTTTCTCGGCGGCCTGTTCGCGTTTGCAAAGGGCGGTATCGTGCCGTCGGCCGCGGGCGGCTGGGTGTTGCCGAATTTCGCCGGCATGACGCCGGCATTGTTGCATGCGCGCGAGATGGTGTTGCCGGCCTCGATCAGCGAAGGGCTGCAGAACCTGATCGCCGACGGCGCAAGCGGCTCGTCCAGCGATCTGCACCTGCATTTTCACGGGCCATCGGACGGCCCCGCGGTCGAGCGCTGGTTCACCGGGCTCCTCGCGCGCAACCCGGGCGCGGTGCGTAACCTTCTGCGCTCCAACACCCTCACCCCCAGAACATTGTGACATTGACCGGAGCCCCCTGCCCGGCCTTGTGCCGGGTACCCACGTCTTCGCCTGAGCGGCTCCGGCGCCTTCGTGTCCTTTGCGCCGCCATTGCGCCCTTTGCGCTAACTAAAAGCGGAACCCTATGACCGCGATCTTTCCGTCATTGCCCGGCCTGGGCTGGTCAGTCGTGAAATCGCCGCGCTTTGCGACGCGCATCCAGCGCGCCGTCAACGGCCGCGAATTGCGCGCCCTCGATCAGCCCTATCCGCTGTGGAATTGGACGCTGACCTACCCGCTGTTGCGCGACCGCAACGACATGCGCGCCATTAGCAGCCCCAGCTACGACGAGCTCCGCACCCTCGCCGGCTTCTTTCTGCAGCAGCAGGGCGCGTTGCAGCCCTTTTTGTTCGACGATCCGACCGACGACATCGCGGCCGCTCAGCTGCTCGGCACCGGAGACAGCAGCCGCACGGCTTTTCAGCTCCTGCGCCATATGGGCGGTTTCGCCGAACCGATCACCGCGCCCAATACCGTCTCGGCGATCTATTTCGACGGGATCCAGCAATCCGCCGCGAATTACACGGTCGATGCCGCGACTGGTTCCGTCACCTTCGCAACGCCGCCGCCTGCGGGCCAGCTCGTCACGGCCGACTTCACCTATTGGCTCCGCGTCCGGTTTGCGGACGACACCGCCGAATTCGAGAATTTCATGCTCCAGCTCTGGCAGGCTCGTCAGATCAAGCTCCGATCCGTCTTCCTCTAGCCGCGCGCCGCGCAGCACGGGACAAAACGGGCAACGCGGAGGTGAAAGGTAAGTGTGCGCTCAGAGCCGCGTCCCGTGGGCCTTTAGCCCCCGGACTCGATCCGTGGGGAAAGCCGGGATCCACCGGTCCGCCGCAAGAGCAGCGAAGAGTGGGTCCCGGCTTTCGCCGGGACGCGGGAAGAAAATTACCTCCGCATACCCCCGCGAAGCGACTCGCGTCCTCCGCGATAAAGCATTTCGTTTCTTCTTCTCACTGTCTCACCGTCTCATTTGGTGAACCCGCATGCGACCGTGCTCCGCCGCGCTCGCCGCTTATCTCGCGGCAAGAGACACCTTTATCGTCACCGATCTCTACACCTTTGCGCTCGCGACCGGCGAGGTGTTGCGCTATTCCGGCTGGACGAGCGCGCTGCAGATCCGCGGCACGCTCTTTCCCGCCGGCAGCCTCAATTACAACGCGCTCGATTACACCGATTTCGCGCTGGGGCCGCGCTTTGGCCGCTCCAAGCTCGCGACGCGGATCGGCGTCGCGCCAACCGAGCTCGACATCGAGATTTTCGCCGGTGAATCCGACACGATCGGCACGTTGTCCTTCACCGATGCGGTCCGGCTCGGCCTGTTCGACGGCGCCGCCATCGAGCTCGATCGCCTCTTCGCGCCGCCCGCCCCTGACGCAAGCGGCGGTCTTGACACCTCATTGGATGCGCTCGTGTGGTTTTACGGCCGCGTCGCCGAATGCGATGCCGGGCGCTCGTCGATCCATATCAAGGTCAAGTCGCTGATGAACCTGCTCGCGACGCAGCAGATGCCGCGCCGTCTTTATCAGGCGGCTTGCACGCATGTCTTTGGCGATGCGATGTGCGGGTTCGACCGCAATACCTTGGCGCAGACCGCGGCGGCGCTCGCCGGCTCGACGCAATCGGAGATCCGCACCGCGCTCTCGCCGAGCCCCGCGACCCTCTTCGACCAGGGCACGATGACCGGGATCAGCGGCGCCAATACCGGGCTGACGCGCACGATCCGCCAGATGATCGGCGGCGTCGCGTACCCGTTTAAGGCGTGGCTGTACCCGGTCATGGCCGGCGACACGTTTCGGTTTCTGCCGGGCTGCGACCACACCGTCGCGGCCTGCCAGAGCACCTTCAATAACCTCGCGCGTTACGGCGGCTTCCCCTACATCCCGCCCCCCGAAACCGCGGTGTGAGGCCGCATCGCGGTCTTACACCCCGCCCTGGCGAAAACCGGGGCCGACCCATCAGACGCGCGAACGACCGCCACATAGGTCCCGGCGCAGGCCGGGACCCATCGATCCGTGTCTCGAACCACCGAAAGTTGGATCCCGGCCTTCGCCGGGATCTAATTTGTTGGAGCATCGTAAATGTTGTGCTCAGCCGGCGGCGAAGCCGCCAAGCTGATACACCTCGGAGAGACGCACGGCATCGAAGCGAGCGCTTCTCTCTGTGATCTCCGTGCCGCCGTCGTGACTGAGGCCGAATCGTGGATCGGGACGCCGTTTCACCATGCCGCGCGCATCAAGGGCGCCGGTGTCGATTGCCTGATGCTCCTCGCCGAGATTTACGAGCGCGCCGGCATCATCCCGCATATCGATCCGCCTTTCTATGTGCCGGATTGGCATCTGCATTGCGACGCCGAGCGCTATCTCGAAAGGCTCGCTTGCCACGCGCATGAAATCGACGGCCCGCCGCAAGGAACGGGGCCGCTACCCGGCGATATCGCGCTGTTCCGTTTTGGCCGCACCTATTCGCACGGCGCAATCGTCACCCGGTGGCCGCGCGTTGTGCACGCCTATTGGTCGATCGGCGTTGTCTACGGAGACGCGAGTTTGCACCCGCTCGCCGGCCGCCCCGTCCGCTTCTTCAGCCCGTTCCCCTGACGCGCGCCGCACAGCGAATCACTTCTTACTGGTGATATCGAATGTCCGACATCCCCACTGGCAAAGGCGGCGGGCCGAGCCCGTTTGTCAACGCCTTCGACCACCCGCAGCTCAATTCGCTCCGCTACAATATTTCGCAAGCCGGGAGCCCTGTTCATTTGCTCTACGGCGTTCAGCGCGTCACGGTGAATTTGCTCGAATTCTGGGGCTTCACCGGCAGCGCCGGCGGCAAGGGCGGAAAGGGGCTCGGCAATTCGGGCGGCAAGAAAGGCTCGAACCAGCAATTCTCGGTCAATGTCGCCTTTGGTCTGTGCCAAGGGCCGGTGTCCTTCACCGATGGCGCCGCGGCACCGTTGCGCATCTGGGCCAATGGCGGGGTCGCGACCGGGCTCGCCGCGGTGGGCCTCAACGGTTACGCCGGCAGTGACGGCCAGGCCGCCGATCCGGTCTTCGCCTCCTCCGACACGAACACGCCGGTCGTCGCCTATTCCGGCACCGCTTACGTCACCGGCACGCCGCTGCAACTCGGCGCGTCGCCGGCCCTGCCGAACCTCTCCTTCGAGGTTTACGGGATCATGGCCGGCACCGCCGGCCCGAATTTCCCGCACGATGCGCGCCCCGACTCCATCGCCACCGATCTGCTGACCAACCCGCGTTACGGCGCCGGCTTTCCCGCGATCAATCTCGACACGAGCGGCAGCCTCGCTGATTGGGGCCTCTACTGCCAGGCGGCGCAGCTCGCGATGTCGCTGTTGCTCGACAAGCAGCAGCCCGCGGCGCGTTGGCTCGAAGAGATCGCGCTCCTGACCGGCTCGGCCGTCGTGTGGTCCGGCAACACGCTGAAGATCATCCCTTACGGCGACCAGCCCCTGAGCGCCAACGGCGCGTCATGGTCGCCCAATCTTGCCTGGCAATACAGTCTCGGCGATGGCGACTTCCTGCGCTGGAGCGAGGACGGCGGCGCCGGCGTGACCGATCCGGTATTGCTGACGCGCAGCGATGCGGCGCAGGCGACAAACTGGCTGTCGCTCGAATACATGGATGCCGCGAATGGCTACAACCCGCAGATCGTCGCCGCCTTCGACCAGGGGCTCATCGATCAATACGGCCTGCGGAGCGAGCCGCCGGTGCAGGCGCATGAATTCACCAACCCGGCCAGCGCCGCCATCGCGGCGCAGCTTCTGTTGCAGCGCCACGCCTATATCCGCAACAGCTACAAATTCAAGCTCGGCTGGCGCTACGCGCTGTTGGAGCCGATGGACATCGTGCTGTTGACCGACGCGGCGCTCGGTCTCGTCGGCAAAGCCGTGTGCATTACCGCGATCGAGGAGGACGACAATGGCGAGCTCACCATCACCGCCGACGAAATCCCCGAACTGACCCCGTGATATTTCAGACGCGGAGTCGAAAAAAAACAGTTCCCGTGCCCGGCCTTGTGCCGGGCATCCACGCCTTTACAGCAGCCGATCGTAAAGATCATCCCAGTCCGGGTTCACCGAATGGATCAGCCGCACCTTCCAGCTGCGCGGCCAGTGCTTGACCGCCTCCTCGCGCCGTCGCGCTTCGCGGATATCGTCATAGCGCTCGAAATAGACGAGCCGCTTTAAGCCGTAGCGTTTCGTGAATCCGTCAATGACTCCCTCTCGGTGTTCCCAAGCCCGCCGCGGAAGGTCCACTGCAGACCCGCCATACAACGTCCCATTCTTACGGTTGGTCATCATGTAAAACCATCCGGACATCCTCAGAATGTAGCCGATTTTTTTCTCGATCGAAAAGAAGCAGACTCCCGTGCCCGGCCTTGTGCCGGGCATCCACGCCTTCACGACGCTGCCGCGGAGCAAAGACGTGGATGGCCGGGATAAACCCGGCCACAGGGGATTTTGGCGTTAGCGCAATGGAGCATCAGCCGCACCGGTGCGGTCGCGTCCC